ATATCTGAACTATTCGTCAAGTATCTCAGGATGGTCTGAGTCCTCCTGAGAGGCCTCCTACGAGGTTTGGACCCTGTTGGGTCGTACTCATCCCTCTCGATATTCTCCGCTGATTCTGAGACATAAGCCCTGGTCAGAGGCCATGAATTCTGACCCCATTCTGGGCCACTCAAGAGAGTGGCCACTCAACTCATCAGGCTGCTGGGTTGTAATTCTCTCCCTCACCTGCTAGGAGCCTCTATGGCATATACCACACTGGCAGTAGTCAGAGCAATGGAGGGCATGGAGGACGCCACTGCCTGGCCTGATGCCACGATCACTGAGTCAATTGCCTGGTCCACTCAACTCATTGATTGGTACACAGGAACCTCTTGGGAAGCCAAGGCCTTTGACATAACGATCAGTGGCTCAGGCACTGGGTCCATCAGACTGATTGATCCAACCACAGGCAGGAGAGTCCTCTTCCCTGTGACAGTCTCTTCCTCCACTGTGGATGCCGTAGGTCAGACTGTTTCCTCCTGGGCTCTCTTCCCTGAGGGCATCATTGTCAGAGACTCAGGCACCTTCACCTATACCCATCCGGGCAACAACGTCAACCTCGTTGGTACTGCCGGAGCGACCACCACAATCCCTGATGACCTGGCCTTCTGCGCCAGGACCATCTCTCGCCAGTATTGTTTGGACTTGATCAGCAGGGTTGATGATCGTGCTGTGATGATGACGAACGACTTTGGAACCATCAGGCTCTCTCAACCAGGTCGCCTCTACCCGACAGGTATGCCTGCTGTTGACGCAATCTTGAACCGACGCAAGCAGCGTGGACCTGTGGTGGCATAATGGCAGGTACTACAGCTGCGGCCCTGAAGACAGCCTTGAAGACTGCCATGGCTGCTGACGTCGGGCTGGTCAACATCCCCATCTCCTATGGTGACCCTGGTGACCTTGGGAGAACAGAACATATCTGGATGGGCGCTGCCGAGGAAGGCTCCTCTGAGCCTACAGGCATGAGATCCTCCAGGAAGCGCAGGGAGGAAGAGTATGTCTTTGATGTGGTGGTTGAGGTCTCTTCCAAGGCCAGGCCAGAGTCCAATGAGGCCAGGGCGGTTGTCCTGGGTACCATCATTGAGGAGCTGATTGCTGATGATCCCAAGATCAGCAACACCACCAACCTTCTCTGGGTCATGCTGGACAGCTTTGAGCTGGATACCACTGAGCTGAGTGAAGGTCCACGCACCGTGTTCACCTTGACCCTGAGAGCTAAAGGGAGACTCCTTTGAAATACACCTATCAAGGTGGTAGAGCCCACCTGGATGTCAAGCTTCCCAATGGCCGCTGGTTGTGCGTTGCTAGGGGAGACACTGTTGAAGTCAATACTGCTGAGGCTAAGGCCTTGGCAGACCTACCAGGCTGGTCAAAGAAGGCCAGCCAATCCACCACCACTGAGTCCTTGGAGGACTGAATCATGGCATCCATTCTTGACGTGGCCATCCTTCTCGGCAAGGAGAGCACCTACGGCACACCAGCCACTCTCTCTGATGCCTTTGAGGGCAAGGCCGACACCTATCAGAAGGTGCATGAATACATAGACTCCATTGGCTTCAGAGGCGGCATGGAGACTTTGAGGTCTGACAGACGCAACGCCATAGCAATGGGAGGAGAGGGTTCGCTCGAGCTCGACATTCTCACGACCGGCTGGGGTTTCCTTCTCCAGGCCATGCTTGGCTCAGTTAGTGGACCCACTCAAATTGCTGCCACAACTGCTTACAAGACCACAGCCACCTCCACTGCTGCTGATCCTGATGACTCCTTCACTGTGCAGATTCAGAGGGTTGACGCACTTGGTACCCTCCAGTCTTACACCCATCATGGTGGAGTCATCACTGGCTGGAGCCTCAAGCAAGATGTTGGTGGCCTCCTGGTAGCCAACTATGACTTTGACTTCGAGGACGTCGATACCAGCACCGGCAATGGCACTCCTGCCTACGCAGCAAGCAACTCTCCTTTTGACTGGACCATGGCTGCTTGCACTCTGGACAGTGTTGCCACTGACATTCAGAGCTTTGAGCTGACTGCTGACCTGGCTCTCAAGACTGACCGCCACTTCCTCAACGCAACCAGCCCTCTGAAGAAGCAACCCATCAGGACTGGTATGCCTGTCTATGAGGGTACCATAAGCCTGGAACATATCGGAGTGGTTGAGTACGCAGACTTTGTGGCTGGGACCATCATCCCTATCACAATGACCTGGACTGGAGCAGTCATCGAAAGCGCCGAGGTCGAAGAAGTTGTCATCACCTTGGCTGCTTGCCAATACACAGGCAATGAGCCTGTCTCCTCACTGACTGACACTCCTGTCTCTACGCTGCCCTTCAAAGTTCTGGACAATGGCACTGCCGCTGCCGTGGTCATTGAATACACCTCTGTTGATACAGCACTCTGAGGTTTTTGATGGCTAGACCATTGATGACAGTAAAGGTGGATGGTGCCAAGCAGCTCAGACGCATTGCCAAAAAGGTCTCCAAGGAGGAATCCAAGGAGGCCCTGAAGCGTGGCCACAAGGAGGCTGCTGAGGTTGTATCCAACAAAGCCAAGGCACTTGTACCAGTTGAGTCTGGTGCTCTCAAGAGGAGCATCAGGCCTCTGGGCAGCCAGGCTGCTGCCAAGGTCAGGGCTGGCAACGGGACCAATGTTCCTTACGCTGGCGTGGTCCACTATGGCAACCCTCATGTCAGAACCAAGTCAAATCCCTTCCTCACCAAAGCAGTAGCTAAGAAATACCCAGAAGTGAGAAGAATCATTGAAGGTCTTTATCGAGACCTGGCCAAGAAGTTGGCCACCACCAGACGCTGACAAGGAGCGCACCCTATGAGTGATTTAGATATTGATCATCTTGAGCTTGACTTGGATGACTTGACCATTGGAGAGATGGAGGACATTGAGGACATCATTGATGCTCCCATTGATTCTCTGACTGACCCCACTGCCAAGAAGGCCAAGACCTTGAGGGCTCTGGCCTTCATAGCTGCCAGACGCACTCACCCTGACATCAAGCTGGGTGACCTGGATAACGTCAAGCTTAGTGTCCTCGGCGGTGGTGAGGAGCCTGACCCTTCTTGAAGGAGCGGACCCTCCTAAGGGCTGCCCTCTGTCGGGAGTATCACCTGACCTGGGCTGACACCTCAACCCTGAGACTCTGGGAAGTCAGGGTCTTGGTTGGTCAATTAGAGGAGGAGAACCGCTCAAGAGAGCAAGCAGACAAGCAGCAGTCCAAGGCTGCCAAGAGACCAAGCAGCCCAGGAACCAAGATGGTTCCAGTCATGACCTGAGGAAGTTGACCCATGGCCAAGCCCATCACCATTAAGGTCACTGGAGATGACTCAGGATTCAAGCGCACAATGCGTGGAGTCAATGGGTCACTTGGTGGCCTTGAGCGCAATGTTGGTAAGATGGTCGCCAGAGTTGGCGCTCTCCTTGCTGGGATAGGCATTGCCAAGGTTGGCTTGGACTCCATCAGGATGGCCTCTGATATAGAGGAGGCCATGTCCAAGGTTGGGGTGGTCTTTGGAGAGTTGTCTAATGGTGTCATTGCTGACAGCCAGGCAGCAGCCAGAGCCCTTGGTATCAACCAGGCTAACTATCTGACCTACACCTCCAACATTGGTGCTGCTCTGGGCGCTGCTGGTGCCACTGCCAAAGAGGTCAGTGACCTCTCCACTGGTGCTGTCAAGACCTTTGCTGACATGGCCTCCTTCCACAATGCTGAGGTGGCTGATGTCTCCCTGGCTTGGGAGTCAGCAATGAGGGGAAGCTTTGAACCCATTCAAAAGTTCATGCCCTTTATCACTAACGAGTTCCTCCTGAACTATGCTAAGATCAACGGCATCATTGATGACAGTGTCACCAAGCTGGATGTCCACACTAGGGCCATCACTCTCCAGGCCATTGCTATGGATGAAGAGTTGAACCCTGCCCTGGATGACTTTGCTGAGACTCAGGGCGGAGCAGCCAACCAGGGACGCATCCTCTCTGCCCAGTTTGACAACCTCAAAGGACGCATTGGCTCAGCCCTCCTCCCTGCTGTCACTGCCCTGGCTGTCTATTTCAATGACGAACTCCTGCCAGCTTTGGCTGATGCGTGGGACTGGCTCAAAGAGAAGCTCACTCCTGTCTTTGGATTCCTAAAGGACATGGTCAAAGATCATGTCATCCCTGCCCTAGAGCGCTTCTGGGAGTGGGTAGGTCCCAAGCTCGTTCAGGCTGCCGAATGGGGCAAGGAAAAGGTCATCCTCTTGGTCGAGGCCATCGAGGATATTGTTGTCTGGCTCTGGGACAAAGGAGTCATCAAGGCCCTTGGTGAGTTCATTGCTGCCGTGGGGGAGGCAATACCTGACGCCATTGAGCTGGGAGTTGCTGCCATCGAGAGCCTGGTCGGGTGGTTCAAGGAGCATGATGAAGCCCTTGGAGCCTTGACGGCGGCCATGGTTGCCTTTGGCATATTCATGGCCACCAAGTTTGTCATCCAGATGGCCATAGCAACGGCAGCAGTCTTGACTCAGGTCACTGCCAACATTTCTCTGCTGGCTACCTGGATAGCTATCAATGCCCCCATCATTCTCATCATTGCTGCTATTGCTCTTTTGGCTGCTGGCTTTATCTGGGCTTATCAGAACGTGGACTGGTTCAGAGCTTCAGTTGACGCAGTGGTCAAATTCATCCTTGGCACCTTCTGGCCCAAGCTCAAGGAGGTGGCTGCCTGGTTGTCTGACAACTTTGTCACCATCCTTGAAGTTGTGGGCAGGGTCATTGCTGCCACCTTGACTGGTGGCATGAGTGAGGCGGTCATATGGATGATCAAGCACAGAGACTCTATCAAGGACCTCGCCACTGGGATGATTGAATGGTTCAAGGATCTTCCTAGCAAGATGACCGGCGCTGTTGCTGGCTTGTGGGATGGCCTCAAGAGTGGCCTGGTCGATACGCTCAACTGGATCATCGGCAAGTACAACACGCTAGCTAGCAAGATTCCTGGCGTGGGAGAGATCGGTCTCATCGGATCTGGTAGGCGTGCTCAGAAGTCCTTCTATGCCCTTGGCACTGCTAGTTTTGCTGGTGGTCAGGCCATGGTTGGAGAGAGAGGCCCTGAGCTGGTCACCCTTCCCAAGGGCTCCAGAATTGAACCCAACCATGGAGCTGGCATGAGTGCAGCAGCTGGCAACATCACTGTCAACGTGGCCACCAACGCTGACCCCTTTGAAATAGGCAGAGAGATAGCTTGGAAGCTGTCCATGGGAGGAGTCTGACATGGCACTTGGAGACTTAGTGACAGCAGACTGGGAGGCTGAATATCAGTCCTTTGCCTTTGGTGGAGACAGTGCCTTTGCCCTGGCTCAACTGGATGGGATTGTCAGCCTGCCTGATGTCAACTCTGGAGACAGTGGCAGGCTTATCAGGCATGGCCTCCATGCTGGAGATGACTACCTGACAGGTCGTACGGTGACTATCACCATGGAAGTCTATGGAGCCACTGACGCTGCCCTGGAGACATCCATCCAGAATCTCCTCACTGCCTTCAAGCCTGGTGAGTCTGAGTCAGGCCTGGTCTTCCAAATTCCTGGCGTGGCCAACGGCAACAAGTTTCTGCTTTGGTCGAGGCCACGTCGGCGCTCGGTTCCGATTAACTTGGAGTGGTTCCACAGGGTCCCTGTCATCACCATTGAGATGGCAGCCACTGATCCCAGACTCTATGCAGCTGCCGAGTCCACTCAAGGACTTGGCCTCCCCACTGCTGGTGGAGGCATGGAGTTCAATGAGGTCCCCAACATCACCTTTGGCACCACCTCCACTGGCGGTGAAGAGACCCTGAACAACGCTGGCACCTTCAAGACTTCTCCAGTCTTCAAGATCACAGGCCCTGTCACTGACCCCAGGCTGGTCAATGTCACTGCTGGCAAGACCTTCCACTGGGAGGGTACTGTGTCCTCTGGTGACTTCCTCCTGGTGGACATGGGTACCAGGACTGTCCTGCTCAATGGCACTGCCAGCAGATATTCAGGACTCACTGGAGCCAGTGAGTTCTGGGACCTTAGCCCTGGTGACAGCTCTGTCCAATACAGAGCTGCTGCATATACCGCTTCAACCGCAACCGCCACTTGGCGCTCAGCGTGGGTCTGAGCAAGCAACCCTTTGAGGAGTCATCATGACTGCACAGAATCCCGCCATATTCATCCAGTCTGAGAGCCATCCGGCTGAGGACGTGCGCCGCATGTTCTCGGCGCTGCTGGGCGGTGACGATAGAGGCGGTATAGGTCGGGCGTCTCACCTTCTGGTGTCCGAGTCTGGCACTCCAGCCATGACTATTTCCGTGGCATCCGGAAGCGTGTGGCTTCCGGGTAGCGAGGCAACTTATCAGGGCATGTACTATTGTGAGAATCGCGGCACCACTAGCTTGGCCATTGCCGCCGCTGACGCCAGCAATCCACGCAAGGATCTAGTTGTCGCCAGAGTCGAGGACTCCGCCTACTCGGGCAGCACAAACGCATGGGCGCTAGCGATCGTGTCGGGCACTCCGGCTGGTTCTCCCGCTGAGCCCACCGCCCCAGCCAACTCGATCACGCTCGCTCTGGTTGACGTGCCGGCGAGCGACACAGCGATCACTAACAGCCAGATCACTGACCGCCGGATCATCTCCGCTAAAGGCAAGGCAAGCCAAGGCATCGTCACCACTACTAGCGCTTCCCGACCGTCTAGCCCGGACGAGGGCGACGTGATCTACGAGACGAACACAAACAGCCTTCTGGCTTACGACGGCGCAGCCTGGGAAGCGTTCGCCGATGATGACACGCTCCACTTTGACACAGCGAATAACAGAGTAGGTATCGCGAATGCCGTGCCGTCGTACCCTCTGTCAGTGACAGGGACCGCTCAGGCTAACGGGTTCAGTGTGTCTTCAGCTATAGCCAGTGTGTATCATGCAGGGTCGTTGGGCTACACCGACGCCAATCACGGAATGCTATTTAGACCGCCACGGGTCGGTGGCGCGCAGGCTTACGCTTTCCAAGACTACGCAGGCAGTAGCAATCTGTGGGAGGTGACCGACGCAGGTGTCTCAAACTTCAGAGGCTCAGGCACAAGTGCCGCTTACAACGACGGCGGGACATGGGGGACGATCTCCTTTGTTAACGACACGGCGACCACCGAGAGAATTACCG